CTCCCAATTCTCCTTTATAATTGATCTGTTGAAACAAACCACTATGGCACTCTCCACTGAATACATCCTGTCCTCCCTGTCCAATCTCTATGGTGAAGAAGTAGTTGCTGCTGATGTTCGTGCATGGTGTGCAATGAATGGCACTACCTATCAAACTGTCACTAAAAAACTTGATGATTACAAAGTTGGACGTGGCAAGTGGAACCTTGAAGTAACAAAGGAGACAGTAAAAGAACTAGAAGTATCTTATAGTGCTCCTGCTGCAATCCCTGCAGTAGAACAAAACCTTATCCCTCAGAAAGATGATACCTTCGTCCCTTTTGGTAACTTCACAGATATCAAAAAAATTATTAAGTCCAATCTTTTCTACCCTACGTTCATTACAGGTCTCTCTGGCAATGGCAAAACGTTCTGTGTTGAACAAGCTTGTGCGCAACTCAACAAAGAATTGATTCGTGTCAATATCACCATTGAAACTGATGAGGATGACCTGATTGGTGGTTTCCGTCTTGTGAATGGTGAGACTGTCTGGCACAATGGTCCAGTGATTGAAGCACTACAACGTGGTGCTGTTCTGCTTCTGGATGAGATTGATCTGGCATCTAACAAGATCCTTTGTCTGCAATCCATTCTTGAGGGCAAGGGATTGTTCCTTAAGAAGACTGGTCACTATATCAGTCCTGCTGAAGGATTTCAAATCTTTGCCACTGCTAACACCAAGGGTAAGGGTTCTGATGATGGACGCTTTATTGGCACCAATGTTCTTAATGAAGCATTCCTTGAGCGTTTCCCAGTTACCTTTGAACAGTCCTATCCCACTCCTGCCACTGAGCAGAAGATTCTTGAGGGTATTGCATCTGACCTTAATGTGGTTGCTCCTTCCTTCTGTAAGCACCTGGTTGACTGGGCAGACATCATTCGCAAGACCTTCTATGATGGTGGCATTGAAGATGTGATCAGCACTCGTCGTCTGGTTCATATCATTCGTGCCTACAGCATCTTTCATGACAAAGAGAAAGCAATCCAAGTTTGCATTAATCGCTTTGATGAAGAGACCAAAGCATCTTTCATTGAACTCTATGACAAGGTTGATGCTGACTTTGAAATGATTGACACTGAAGAAGTTTCTTGATATAATTATGGCTAACTCTTGGTCTTTTTTAAATGATGAACTTTATGGAGATGAACCAGTGATTGAAACAGCAACTAGTAAAGACTACAATGATTTTTGGGAGAATGATGGAATTAGTATGGTAGGAAATCCTTTTCCAAGTGCAATGGGAGAAGACCACATCTCATTTGACACAGGCACACTTAACTTGACTGTTCCAGTAGAGAAAAAGAATAAGTACAAGTACAATGAGGACAATATCCTTGAAGAGTTGAAAGAATATATTTCTGGAACATATCGCCAGCATTATTCTGCTGGTGATGATAAGATTCAAACCTTGGATCTGATTGAAGCATGTGGTGATGGTGAAGCATTCTGCAGATCCAACATCCTTAAGTATGCCTCTCGCTATGATAAGAAAGGCACTGCACGTCGTGACATTATGAAGATCTTGCATTATGCTGTACTTCTGATGCATTTCAATGACAAAAATGCACAAAATGAAACTTACCCTCAGTGATGAAACTCCGTAACCCTATGAAACTGTCTGAAACTACTGTCAATCTGCTGAAGAACTTCTCTTCTATCAATCAGTCTATTTTGTTCAAGGAGGGTAACAAACTGCGTTCTATCTCAGTGATGAAGAATATTCTTGCTGAGGCAACTGTTGAAGAATCTTTCCCCAAAGACTTTGGCATCTATGATTTGAACCAGTTCCTGAATGGTCTGTCACTCCATGCAAGTCCTGAACTTGACTTCAAGAACAATGATTTTGTCATGATCAGGGAGGGCAAGATGCGCTCCAAGTATTTCTTTGCTGATCCCACTGTCATTGTTGCTCCTCCTGAGAAAGCAATCAACCTTCCTACAGAGGATGTTTGCTTTGAACTTACCAGTCAGCAACTGGAGAAACTGAAGAAGGCAGCATCTATCTATCAACTGCCTGACATCTCTGCTGTTGGTGAAGCAGGTGTAATCAAACTGGTTGCACGTGATAAGAAGAATGACACTTCTAATGATTTCTCTATCATTGTTGGTGAGACAGATCAAGAGTTTGTCTTTAACTTCAAGGAAGAGAACCTGAAAATTGTTCCTGGATCTTATGATGTTGTTGTCTCTCAAAAACTTCTTTCAAAATTCACTAACCAGAACATTGATGTCACATACTTCATTGCCCTGGAACCAGACTCCACGTTTGGTTAAGAAGGACTATGATGGTCCACTTTATGCCCCTTGGCATAAAGTTGTTGCTGGAAGAATGAAACAGTGAAACATATTCTTTTTACCCTGAAAGGTTGTCCATTTGATGTATTGGATGATGAGGCACTGATACGCACAACTCTGTCTCATGCTGCTATACTGTGTGAGAGCACACTCTTGAATGTGTCCTCTCATAAGTTCAGTCCATGTGGTGTAACTGCTATTGCTCTCCTTGCTGAGAGTCATATTAGTATTCACACATGGCCTGAGAATGGTACAGCAGTGTGTGATGTTTTCACGTGTGGGGATCATACAAACCCAAGGTCTGGTGCAACTTACATGTATGAAACTCTTAGAGCAAGTGACATTGACTCTAAGATTATTGATAGATCTCTTGAGAATTGAAAATGAGTCGTGATGAATTTGTGTGGGTTGAGAAGTATCGCCCCAAGAAGATTGAAGATTGTATTCTTCCTGACAATACCAAAAAAACATTCCTTGATTTCCTAGATAAGGGGGAGGTTCCTAACCTTCTTCTCTCTGGACCACCAGGATGTGGTAAGACCACAGTTGCAAAAGCACTTTGTGAGCAACTGGGATCAGATTACTATGTAATTAATGGTTCTGATGAGGGTAGATTCCTAGACACTGTACGTAACAATGCAAAGAACTTCGCTTCAACTGTATCGCTATCTTCTTCTGCAAAACACAAAGTCATCATTATTGATGAAGCAGATAATACAACCCCAGATGTACAACTCTGTCTTAGGGCGTTTACAGAGGAGTTTATTGGAAACTGTAGGTTCATCTTCACTTGTAACTACAAAAACAAAATCATTCAACCCCTTCACAGCAGGTGCTCAGTCATTGACTTTGCCCTCAAAGGAAAAGAAAAGCAACTACTTGCTGGAAACTTCTTCAAGCGTCTCCAAGAAATCTTGGATACAGAAAGTGTTGAATATGATAACAAGGTCTTGGTAGAACTTATCAAGAAACATTTCCCTGATTGGAGACGTGTTCTTAATGAAGTTCAGAGGTATTCTTCTAGTGGGAAGATTGACTCTGGTATTCTTGCATCATTCTCTAATGTTAAAACAGATGATCTCTTCAAATGTCTCAAGGTTAAAGACTTTCCTAAGGTCAGAAAGTGGGTGGTGGATAACCTGGATAATGATCCTACTGTACTTCTTAGGTCTATTTACGATGCTTGTTATACATCCTTGGAAGGTGCTGGGGTTGCTGCTGCTGTGCTCATTATTGCTAAGTATCAGTATCAAAGTTCATTTGTCGCAGACCAAGAAATAAATATGCTTGCGTGTTTGACTGAAATTATGGTTGAATGTGAATTCAAATGACAAATGATTGGCGGTACACTGAAGATCGGATGCAACTCCGACAAGAGACATTCTTGAAACTCAAACATCATTTCAACATAAATGAAATTCAACTTTTGTATGAGTTCTGTCATCTTTGGGTTAGTCAAGGAAACAACACTACAGAGAATGTTGAAACTGAGTATCAAAATTTTGTAAAACTCAACGAACAATAAAATGATTGAAGAATGGAGAGCAGCATCTAATAAATGTATCTGTGATAATCTTGTCAATAGCATTGCAGAACTTTTGAATGGAGAAGTTCAGTATGTAATGCTTGCTGACTCAAAAGGTAATGTAAAAAAACGCATTATGATTACTTATGAAGAACAAGAAACTACGCCATCAAGTTAAATCAAGATGGTATTATGTGTTCTGGGGAATTGCCACAGTGTCAGTGGTAGTAGGTCAGATCTATGTTGGGTCTGGATTTAGAACAATGTCTAACTCTGTAAATCAAGTATTGGAGAAACTAAATGAAGTACCTTCTAGCAGCAGCTAGTGCCCTTCTAGTTGCCTCTCCTGCCCTTGCACATGGTCCTAGAATTCGTGGGCATGGATATAAGCACACAGGCATCCATAGGCACTACCATTGCCACAAGAAGAAAGATATCTGCCACTGGCATAAACATTCTCACTGGGGTAAAGATGCTGGTCATCATGGAAAATGGTTTATGCATCATACCTATCCTCATAGGTATTATGATGACTACTGGTATCCTGCACCCTCTTGGGAAATTCACCTTCACTGATAAATTATGAAATCTTTGAAAACTCCTCTTCGTTATCCTGGGGGCAAGTCACGTGCCCTTACAAAAATTGTTCCTCACATCCCTGATCTAACAGGATACAAGGAATATCGTGAACCATTTCTTGGAGGTGCATCTGTAGCAATTCAGGTATCTAAGATGTATCCAGATCTTAGTATCTGGGTAAATGATCTTTATACACCCCTCTTTATCTTCTGGCAGCAACTTCAGGAGAATGGTAAGGAGATGTGTAATTTCCTTTCTTCCATCAAAAGATTTCATGACACAGTTGATAAAAGCAAGATGCTTTTCAACTCTTGTAAGCAACATCTTAATGATGACAGTAAGTCTGATTTTGATAAAGCATGTGCTTTCTATGTTGTAAACAAGTGTTCCTTCTCAGGTCTCACTGAGTCATCATCTTTTTCTAAGATGGCATCTCAGAATAACTTTACTATGAGGGGTATTGAAAGACTTCCTGAGTTTCAAAAGATTATCACTGGTTGGCAGATTACAAATCTGCCCTATGATGAACTTCTAGATGAATCATCTGAAAGAAAAGCATTCATCTATCTTGATCCACCATATGCTATTAAGGACAGTCTTTATGGAAAAAAGGGTAGTATGCACAAGGGATTTGATCATGACCAATTTGCCCTTGATTGCGCTGATTGTAGTATGGATATGCTCATCTCATACAACTCTGATCAGTTGGTAAAGAATAGATTTGATAGTTGGTTCAGTGCTGAGTTTGATCACACCTACACACTTAGATCTGTAGGTAAATATATGCGTGAACAGAAAGATAGGAAAGAACTTTTGCTATTGAATTATGAAAAATCTTTGGAGACTCTGGAGTTATGCTCTGGGAAGAAAGGAGGGTAGGAATGACAGAGAAGCAAATATTATTGCTGGCATACGCACCCTTGTTTTTGTGTCTTACATGGTCACTAACATTTTTATCATTTCTGGAGTGGTAAGACACTGGAATAACATTAAACCTATAGATAATAACAATGAACTTTTTTGCAAATCTTGATTCTTATGAAGACTATCTTCAGAAAAATCCTATCCATGAATTGTTGGGTATTGATTTAAATGAATATGGTGAGGTTAAAAAGAAATTAGAACACTCACCATTTCGTTCTGTTGATCCTAATCTGAAAGAAGCATTTGCTCCAGAACTTGATGATCTGGTTAGATTGCATCACCTTGTTACCTCTAGAAATGTGACTACTATTCTAGAGTTTGGTGTGGGTAAAAGTTCAATTGTATTTGATCATGCATTGAGTTTGAATAAAGAGAGATGTTCCTCTTTTGTTGAAAATAATTTGAGGAGAAGTAATCCATTTCAATGTTTCTCTGTAGATAATAATAAAGAGTGGATTGAAGTTTGTAAGAATACTGCAGAAACAAGTCACATCAATTACCACTATTCTCCTTGTTCTGTTTCTACTTTCAATGGAAGAGTTTGTACATATTTTGAGGACCTTCCCAACATTTGTCCTGACCTAATTTACTTGGATGGACCAGATCAATTCTCACCTGTTGGTGATGTAAGAGGAGTCACTACAAATCATCCTGACAGACTGCCTATGTCTGCTGACATCCTTGCAATTGAACATTTCTTATTGCCTGGTACTTTGGTTGTGGTTGATGGTAGAACTGCCAATGCTAGATTCCTTAAGTCTAACTTCCAAAGGAATTGGTCTCACCATCATGATGTAGAATTTGATCAGCATTACTTTGAATTGGTAGAAACACCACTTGGAGTTTATAATAAGAAACAGATTGATTATTGTCTAGGTGATGATTTTTATGAAAGACTTATTGATGATTATGAAAAACATTGTTGGTAAAGATATATGGAACTGAAAGATTGGTTGAATGCAGTCAACTTTACTAAGGAAGATCTGACTGAACATATCAAAGAATATCCACCATACATTGTGAACAGATGTTTGTCTGGTCATCTTGATTGTGTACTATTTGCTAATGAAATGAACAAGTATCATTTTCTAGACAAAGATATGCAATTTAACTTTTATATAAATATTCTGAGAAAGAGAAAGAGATTCTCTCCTTGGGTCCGCAAAGAAAAGGTCTCAGATCTAGAGTTTGTCAAGTCTTATTATGGTTATAATAATGAGAAAGCATCTCAAGCACTGAAAATCTTATCAAAAGAACAATTGGACTACATTAAACAAAAACTTGACACTGGTGGCAAAAGATGACTCAAACTGCTGAACCCCAGGTTCATTGGTCACAGGACAAAATGATTGAAATTGTCCTCAATGAACCAGATGATTTCCTTAAGGTAAGAGAAACACTTACTAGAATTGGTGTAGCTTCTAGGAAGGAAAAGAAACTTTACCAATCTTGCCATATTTTGCACAAGCAGGGTAAATATTACATAGTGCATTTTAAGGAGCTATTTGCTCTTGATGGGAAGTACGCTAACATTACTGTTAATGATGTTCAGCGTAGGAATCGTATTACTCGCTTGCTTGCTGATTGGGGTCTCATTTCAGTGGTGAAAGAAGATTCAATTATGGATATTGCACCTCTTAATCAGATCAAAGTTCTGCCATACAGAGATAAGAATGAGTGGACTTTAGAGCAGAAGTATAATATTGGTAAAAAAGGCAAGCAACAGGAGGAGGGTTAACCACACTCCTCTTTTTCTAGAAAGTGTTATAATTAGTACTGGATGCCTTAATGGGTCCACACAACTAAACTTGCTAGAAAAGGAGTTTTTCAAATGGGTAACCTCATGAAGTATCATTCTGGAGATCTGTCTCAATTGATGGACAGGATCAATAGACACAGCATTGGAATGGATGATTACTTTGATAAGATTTTCAAAGCACAAGCATCTAACTATCCTCCATACAACCTTGTTCAACTTAGCAATACTGAATCACATCTTGAGGTAGCACTTGCAGGGTTTAAAAAGGAAGAAGTCAGTGTTTACACAGAATATGGGAAGCTCTTTATTGAGGGCAAAAAGGATACGAAAGAAAAGGATGAAGACACTCACATCATCCACCAAGGTTTGGCTCAACGCAGTTTTAATCGTTCCTGGACAATCTCAGATGACACGGAAGTTAGATCAGTTACTTTTGAAGATGGGCTTTTGACTGTTATCCTTGGTAAAGTTGTGCCTGAGCATCATGCAAAGAAAAGTTGGCTTTGAAATCCTGACCAAATTCTGATGCAATAGATACAAAAGTGTATCATAGTGATACACTTTTTTCTATATAATTATGTACCATGGAGGACGATTATGAATCTTACACT